AAGCAAGATATTGAGCGGGATCTTCGCCGAATTTGGCTCGGATATGAGATGGGACAGTTTCGAACATAGATTTAGCTTCAGAGATGATAAATTGCATTTCTTGAAAGTCAGGAGCTGAAACCATGTCCGAGTAAGTTCCGCCGTATTCGTTGACATGAGCGACTACGCCGGTTTGTTTATATTTACGCATTATATTGTGTATGTCGCATTCCTCTTTATGTGACTGTTCAGTCATAGAGGGTTCGTCATTGATTAGTTGTATACGCCCATGAGGGCGACGAGCAAAGGATACAGGATTAGATTTTTGAGTTTTCATTTTTATTTACCTTTTTTGAAAGGTTTGAGAAGTGAATTCATGAATTTCATAGTACCACCGATATTGCGGGCTGCATGAAGGGCAGTTGAAGAAGTGTTTTGTAATTGTTCAAGTTGAAAAAGTCTAGGATTTTGAGAGAAGAAGTCGGAGCGCATAGCTGATAAGTAAGAAGCATCCCAGTTAACAGCAGCTTGTGCCCGTTGGTTTTGAGCGGTAGAGCTAGATTGTTGTGCAGCAGCTCGGTTTTTTTGTATTTCAGAGTTGAGTAAAGAAGACATTTTAGCGGAGTTAACGCCGGATTCACCTTCATTTGTCATAGTGGCTTGAGCACCGGATGGGGCACTAGCACCAGAGTTTGCAGATAAGATAGGATTAAGACCGGCTTTGCGTAAGTCTTTGACTTCTCGTTGATGAGCAGTAGATGACATTCGTTCTTGAAATTTTCGATTTTTTTTAGCTTCTTTAGCGTTAGCTCGGTTAGCTTGATGAGCGCCGTAAGCGGATATTAATCCACCAGCGCCACCAAGTAGAGCAGAAGTTGCATAAGATTTAGTTCTAGCAGCAGCCGCTGCACCTTCATCCATTAGAATCTATCCATATTGCCCGGAACACCATAGAGTGGCATAGGTCGGGCAGTAATTAAGTTATGGTAAAAGTCGCCTATAAAGGCGGGTTCAGATGGAACAGCAATAACTCGATCTATTGGTGGATTGTCTTCTATAAAGACATTGTTAAGAGAAGGTAAAGATCCGAAATCTTGTGATAAATGCCAAGCATCGAGAGAAGTTGGATGATTAGAACGAAAAGCGCCGGTTACTAGAGAAGGTTTGTAACGATACTCGGCATAACGTTCTTGATATCCAAAGACATCATCATCCTCGGGTGTACCTTGTGCATAGATTTCTTTATTTAGCACGGATTGTTCCCCGATCTGAGAGAGGCTAGGCCAATAAAAGTCGAGGCGATCGGAGCGTGTCCAAAGACGGTTAAGCCCTTGTTGATATGTTAGATCAGCGCGTACGGAATAGAGGCCAATTATATAGCAGTGTTCAGTAAAGGATTTAGTAAAGCCATGACCAGAAAAAGAGGAAGTACCGATACCGGATAATGAAGCTAATTCACGGCCATCTGGTACACCATCAAGGGATGAGGTAGAAGCTAGAGGAGTGATATTAACAGGAGTAGAGCCGCCGCCGAGAAATTCTGGACGCTGTAAGCGGGCATCTGGTGAAGTAACATTAAAATGAGAGCGTATGATTTCAGTGTAACGTGTACCACCTCGAGCATCTTTCTCATACATTTTTTGAATCTGGAAGGCTTGGCGTAATTGGTTAATAGTTGCAGCTGTAGCGTTAGTTAGATCAGCTTCCATAGTTGGAAAAATAGGATCATTGGTTGTGGCACTCGCCCCATTAGTATGAAGAACATTAGAAACGCCAATTCCTTGTTGTAAGTTCATTGCTCCGAGTTCATCCGAAGCAAAGTAATGAGTTCCATCAATAGGTTGGACAGTAGCAGAATCACCAAGAGGAAGATCGACAGCAGGGCCCTTTTGGGGCCAAGGGAGGGAAGAAGTAAAATAATCATGGCGCTTACCGCGACGACGAAGAATAAAGCTAGTATCAGAACTTGAGCCATCAGCAGTGCTGAAAGGAACAGAATCTTGAAGGTTTTGATCGCGAAACCATTCGTTAAAAATTAGGTTATAACAGCGCATAGGTAAAGCGCTTATTTCTAGGTTTTCGACGAGTGTAGGAATACCAAAATGATCATAGAGTGAATCAGGCTGATAGCCTCCGGCAGGGGGTACGACAGTGGGAACGATATAATCTGTTGAATCGTTAGGATTAGTTTGTTCACCCATCATTTTTTGGAAGTTATCCCAGACAAGACGGATAGGCACCGCGAAATAAAAAGTTTCGAGATGCATATTATCCATTACAGGATAGATAGGGGTAGAGAGACGGCAAAAGCCGTCAGTACGTAAATTAAAAGTATCGCCGGGAAGAGCTTCATCACAAAAGAAGGGATAAAGTATACCGCCATCAAAGGTACTCTTGAAACCAGATGAGCGATTAAAGGAAGAACGTTGGATATTTGCTTTAGGAACTTGAGCAAAACTATGGTTCATATTAGATTTCATTATTCTGCGTCCTTATCTTCTGGATGATCTTTGTGGTGTTGTTCAATTTGAGCGGAGAGTTCGAGAAAATTAACTGTAGTAGACGTTAATTCGTTCATAGTTATAAGACCTTTGGAATCATCATAATGACCTATACAAAGCATTAAATAGTCCTCAGGATGTCTTGAAATTTCAGTGGTTTCATCGTGAAGTATATCGACAGCTGTTCGGGTTGCAACCTTATGATTAAGACAGTGAAAAGGGCGGTTGTAAACTTCGGATTTTTTATCATATATAGTATAAAGGTTAGTAATCATTAGAGAGTTCTCGTTAAGGTAGTAATACGTTTTAGTTTAATTTTTTCTTTAACTCGTAAACGATCGTATTGATATTCGGAGTCATTTGGATCGGGCATACTGTCAAGTTTTTGTTGTTGGTATTGAAGGGAGCCGGAATCGTCGAGTAATGTTTTATAGTATTTAGGAAGTGGCATTTTTTTGCCGCGAATTGTTATAAAGCCTTTTTCGCAGTCAGACATATATTTGTCATACCAGTGTTTACCGATGGCAGGCATTCGGGAGCAGAGATTGAATTCAGGTGTTAACGGTGTCATCTGGCCTGTGGCAACATCGACACGTTGATAATGTTCTTCGGCAGGTTCGCCATTGATTTTTTTCATGACATAGCGAGCAACATAAGCAGCAGTTTCAAAAGTCATATCGCCGACAGTACAGTGACCGAAGCCCCAAACAGAAGTTAAGAGATCGGATTCATAAAGTTTATTTTCATTAATAGTAGCTTTATGTTTTTTGTCAGGAAAATCATAGTTGAATATGATTGCATGGAAGTGAGGACGACCAATAAGATTGGGACTTGTAGGGTCTTGTTCTTCGCCGTATTCACCGCACATAAAGAAGCGGATTTTAAGAGGCTCTAGTTTTTTGCGAAGACGTTTCATGAAGTCTTGCCAGTGTTTTTTATCTAAAGAATGCCCATAAGGTAAGGACTCATCATTATAAGTAAGAGTAATAAAGGAGTTAGTATCATAGAGTTGGGATTCATGCACACAGCGAATGGCCCACTGTCTTGAACGTTCAAGCCGGCAGCCTGTACATTTTGAACAGGGCAGTTTAACGGGTTGGTCGAGTTGGGCTTGTTTATGATCGAAAACAATTGGATATTTACCGTTTTCGTTTGCTCGTTTTGCTCGCCATCCATCCAAGGGGTAGTAACAGGGCATAGACTACAAGCGGATGCCGCCGCGCATAGGAGCAGGAGAAACATTTTTTTTATGAGTCCGTGACCCTGTTTTAGAGAATAGTTTTTTAGATTTCCGTTTTGATATTTTTTTTCTACGCATAATAAGACCTTATAAATTGGATTTTCGTGCTGCGCCTGACGGCTTGCCATACGCGCCGCAGGCGCTCTACTTACAGACTTCGTCTGTATTTTTTATCTATTGCTTCGAGTTAAATCAGCCTAACAGACAGTGAAGTTTCTCTTTACTACTATGTAGCAGAGCGGTTTTAGTATAAGAATTGAGCAATTTTATGTCAAATTGTATTTTTTTATCGGAAATAAGGGATTTGATAGTTTTTAACTATGATGAAGTGAAATAGTTGATAGTTTTTAACTATAGGAGGGTTAAAAGTTGATAGTTTTTAACTATAGGAGGGTTAAAAGTTGATAGTTTTTAACTATAGACACCATTTTGGTGTCAGTTAGACCATTTACATCAAGTAGATAGCATGGTCTAAGGGGTATTGGCAACCCTGTGCAAGGGTGCCAATAGTTTTTGGCTATGACTGATCGTCATTAGCTGAGGAGGCTTGAGGAGTACGCTCACGAATTTTTCGATCAATTAAGGCCTCTATGTCAATTTGTGCATCAGAAGGGCCTTGAGGAGGCTCTGAGACGGCCTCAAGGTGTGAAGCGTCGAGGCCTAAGGCCTCTATAGCTTCGATATTATTAGGATCTTGCATAAAAGCAAGATATTGAGCGGGATCTTCGCCGAATTTGGCTCGGATATGAGATGGGACAGTTTCGAACATAGATTTAGCTTCAGAGATGATAAATTGCATTT